GCATTCTTGTTTAGTTTCGTACCTGCCGTATTCAGTTACACGAGGTTCCATAGTATTATCTGTTGCAAATACCATACTAACAATAAGCAGTGTCCACATTAGGAATTCTCCTTAATCCAAACACATTCACTAATATCTTCAGGCGTATCGTACATACGCTTACACGCTTCATAAGGATGAAAGTACATTGCTACTGCCCATCCTACGATAAATGCTATTGCTAGATAAAAGTATTTCATCTCAACGTTCCACTAATGGCGTTGTACTTTGGCTGTCATGATAATCACCACTTTGGTAATAGTCACGATATGCTGTTTCTTTAATCATCATACCATTCTTCATACGATATGTAGTAATCTCACGACGAACTACGCCGTCTGTATCTGCATCAAATGCACTCTTAAATGGACCTTCAGTCATTGCTTTGCCTTTCTGCTACTCGCTCCCTCAAATCACTTGAGCTAAAACGATGATCGCGCTTGTTAAAATGTAAATCTATATCGCGACGTCTACAAATATCCTTACCTGTAAAGTCTTTGTCACGATACTCCTCTCCTAATATTCTAACATGAATATTGTACATTGTCAAGATATCTTCTAGATCTTTTTCTGTACCATAAGGGATAATTTCATCAATATACTTAACTGCTTTAAGTTGTGTGTAACGTTCCACAACAGTTTGTATAGGAGCATTCTTTTCAGCACGATCAACGCTAGGATCTACTTGCAAGCCGCAGATCAAATAATCACATTGTTCTTTTGCTTCACGTAACATTTGTACATGTCCTGCATGTAGTAAATCAAATGTACTACAAGTAAATCCTACTTTCATTTCATTTGTCCTGCTAACTGTTTTAACATTTCAATAAGTTCTTCAATAGTATTTAGATCATCGGCATTATCAGTGTCAATTTCTACTTCTACTTTTATTTTCACATTAGTCTCCAAAGTCAAACAAACTATTAAAAGTATTGTGTCGTTTTGTATCTTCTAACGGATAATTCAACACACCGATCAAGTTGTCTAACTTATTATCAATAATTGTTTCTGCCATTGCTGAATCATCAAACGGAAGTTCTTTGAACCAATCAGGCATACGCAATTCGTCTGTGGGATACGCAACACTTGTGTATCCTAGTGGGTTTTGCTTGAGCTTACAAACAATAACTTTCATACCGTCTACAATCTCTTGCGAATATTTGTCACCGTTCATGCGCTTCAACGTATTCCAGTTGATACTTGCTCGAACGTGTCCAGGCATGTTTGCTTTACCCTGCTTCTGCTCAAGACGTTGATAGTGTCCAATCTTGTTTGCACGTTTAGGTGAACCCTTCTCCCAACCTGGACGCTCATTAAACTCAATACGGAACTGTGTGATACGATCAAGTATATCTTCCTGTGGCTTATCAGTAAGTACCATAAGCAATAGCTCGCTCAAGAATTCTTGCATAAACACAGGAGTATCTGAACGGCGCAAGTCTAAGCCCATTGCTTTTACTTTACCTGGCTTACCATCTACGTCACTACGGAAGCCTTCTGTGTCATATACTAGTGCTGCATAACGCTTTTTAGTAATAAACAGTCCGCTTTCCGCAACAATCTCTCGACCTGCTGCAATGACTTCTGAACGACTCTTTGGACAATGAAACGCTTTTGCCATCATGTCGGTAAAAGTTGCGTTAGCTGCTTCTGATACTTGATCATACAGCGTAATAACATTCTCTTTAGTCCACGGAATCTTACCAGCAGCTACTTCATGTTTTAAAGTAGGCCAAGCACTAAAGTATACAGAGTCAGTATCACCGTAAATAACTGCTTCACCAACGTGGTCGTATTCGCCAGTAATAACTTTATTGACTTCTGCACTCATATGTTTAACAATCGTACGGCCAGTAAGAGTGGTAGACTGACCAATACGCTTATCGAAAAATCTGCAACCAGGGTTAAGAATAGCACCATATAATGAGTTCAAGTTAATTTTCTTTACGAGCTGACGTTTGTCCCAATACTCGATTTCTGCTTTGTTTCCTGCTTCTTTAGCTTTCTTAAGCATCTTCTGCATATCTTTACGTTCAGCATACCAACGCTTTAGGATACCAGGAATAACACCTTCAAATTCTTGTGTAAAGATAGTTCCGTTTGAACTAAGCATCCAAGGATTTTGACTGTCAAAGATTAATTTATAAATCTCTGCGCCGCTCATTACCTGCGACTGACCATTTTCAAAATCTACAGTTAGAGAAATATCTCTACGCTTTTCCATAACTGCTTCATATTCTTCTGTAGAGAAACGTCCTTCCCAGCTCCCGGCAAAGCTCTTTTTCTTTAGTGTCATGTCTTCATGCACACGAGCATCACTAATTTCTAAACGAATCTGTCCGATAATAGTTTCGGGTGCCATGTTCAACGCACGAATCACTGATGGATACAGTGAGTTCAAGTCCATTGAACCAATCCACTTATGCAAGCCCTTTTTAGGGAACGCAACATACGCACCTGCTGCTTGTGTATTTTCTTCGTCGTCTCTACCCTTACGGTTAGGAACTTGCAAGCCTCTGTGATGAGCTTCGTTAATAATGCCCTGTTCAGTAACAGCAACAGCACCCATTGTAGTTTGCAACAATACAGTATTTTCGTGTGCAATACTATTGCTTAGATCAATAAAGCGTAGTTTCTTATCTAGCTTGTCGAGTAGCGCAGTATCCTGAATGTTATATTCAATAAACTTTTTAAAGTCATTGTTGTATAACTGATCAAGTGTGCCTTCGTATGCTGTCTTGTTTTCGCCTACTTCGATCTCGCCAATAGCATCCAGTCGATAACTGTGACGCTCTTCATAGGTATACTTACGATACAGGTTCAAACTGTCTAAGTGTACACGACCTACTAAGTCATATGTTTCACTCATCTTGCCATATTTTTCGTATTCACGCTTCTTAGGTAACTGTCCCCATAAGCAGAAACGTCTTGTATCATCTTTACTCAGTACACGAGCTACACGGTTTACAGTATACGGAATATCGTATCCCTCACTGTTCCAACCACTCAAAATGTCTGCATCTTCAATAAGTGTCAAGAACGTGTCTAGCATGTCCTTTTCTTTTTCAAACAGCATTACATTAGGAATGTCTTTAAGCAACTCTGTTGCTGCTTCCATAGTAAGTGTCTTAGGCGGAACAGCCAAACAAATCATTGTTTCTAGCCACTGCAAATAAACGGAGACAGACGTAATGCCCATAAACGGATCACTAGGATCCGCGAAGCCACGCTCCGGGTCAAAGTCTGTCTCAATATCGAAAAATGCAATGTTTAGTTTAGGTGCATCTTGATTAAGATAGTTTTCGCTAAGTGTTTGAAAGATTGGATTAATATCACTTTCAAACAGCGTCTTGTCTCTGTTAATTGCAATCTCTTTGCGGAAGTCTTTAGTGTTCTTGCACACAATACGACTTAAAGGATCGCCGTACACACTCTTGTACTTGCCCTTAGGGTCTTTATAATAAAATGTATATTTTACTGGATATTCGCGGAATGTTCTAACTCCGTCTTTGCGTTCAACTACTTTGATCAGATCATGATCACGGTCAAACAATGCGTCTACGTAACTCAATTAAATGCCTCCTGTTGCTTGTGGCCAACTAACCTTTAAACCTGTTCTTAAAGTGAACGACTCTTATAATATTAAGCCTACAATGTATATAGCTGTCAAGCCTATATTAAACCATAGGAGTGAATTCTCTTTCCATAAGTACCCGACTAGAATCCACAGTGCATTACCTATAATAAAAAAGTAATGATGCAGATACAGTTCAGGAACAAAGCTAGCAAGGCAAGCTGCAATCAAAACAATTACAGTACTTACCCAAGCTAGCCATTGATAGGGTTTTACCACCATCCTATTGCAACTCCAAATCCAAACACATTAACTATTGCAAAGTAGCTAGTTAATAGTAGGGGCCACGGAAGGCCTCTACGATAATAAGCATATGCGCCAGTTAACGATCCAATAAAGAACCCAGGATATACCAATGCCATATTAGGATTGTCAGCAGTAAACGCAAGTGTTAAACTTGCTGCCACAGTAGTAATAAAACTTACAAGTTCGTAGAAGAACGCAGTTTTGTCACTAATGTAACTTTGTACCCAAAAGTCCTTAATCTTATTCACTTGAAAAATCCCATTGCTAGTATCCAGCCTGTTACATGAAGGAATGCAAAGTATGTTGTCATTACTAGTGGCCAACCTGCACCTCTACGCACAAACGCTAAAATACTAAACACTGCTCCTAAGAAGCTAACTGGATAGATAAATCTAAAATCTGGAGTAGGCTGTGCTACAGCAATCCAGGTCATGCTAATGAATACACATGCACTAGCGATCGTTTCAAAGTAGAATGCTCTACGATCGCTAGTGTAACTGCGCACCCAAAAGTCTTTAACTTTTTGCCAAAGACTCATTACTTGTCTACGCCTACTGTAGCAACAATTGTTTCGAGATCTTCGAAGTAGTCTGCATGCTTTTCCCAGTCACGTTTCTGTGCAATCTTGATTGCTTTGTTAATTAGTGCTGGCTTAATGTCTAGTTCTTCTGCTACTGCCTTAACAGTGTCTTTGAGACCTTCTTGCAAGTCTTCAATTTCCTGCAATACAGTTACGCCTTCTTGTACTAGACGCTCAAGTTTTGCTTTTTCTTCTGCACCATAGGTACGATCGCTCATAAAAATACTCCTGAATAAATGTTATATTACTTGTTAAGTATATATGATTATTCAGGAGTTGTCAAGTGTTTTATGGAAGACTTAATCGTTTTTGGCAACAGCCTTTGCAATTTTATGTGCTTTTTTAATTGTTGATTTTTTCAACGGGGGCTCATCACCTGTTGATTTCATAGCTTGTGCCATACCGATTGCATATTCATTTCTGGCTCTTTCTGCAAGTTTCTCTGCAAGAGTAGATGTATATTCTGTTTCAGTAAAGGTCTTTTCTCTTTTTAGTACATTTACTGTTGATTTTGATTCTGCAAATTTCATATCATAGTCTAATGCATGATATACACTACCAATGTAGTCAGCACACTTAGTAATCTTAGCCTGTTGCCATCCTTCGATGCCTTCTGCTTCACTTACGCCTTTTAGCATGTCGTGTAGTTTAATAGCATACTTTGCAATCTTGTATAGGTCGGCGCGAGCCATTTGAACTTCGTGGTCACGTTCTGCTGCATGTGCTAAATCGCCTAAGCCTTCTTTAACTTGTTTGGTCATTGTAATCTCCGGAATACCTTATTAATAGTATTTATCTCTTTATGGCTTTGCCGCCCATTAAATTGTTACTTAACTCTAATGCATTCTTAGCAGTACCGTCTGGGTTTTTCTTTTGTGGCGCAACTGGTACACCGTTTTTATCACGTTTAATCTTAGCGTTTGCACTTGTAGGATTTGCAACTTCTGCCATATTACCTGCACTTGTAGAACCTGCGCTTGCTTCTTCACCAAATTCTTGTTTAGCCAATTCTGCTTTGGCGGAGTAGAACCTGAGGATCCA